CTATTGTCGGGATAGTACGGGAATATGTGTACACCGAAAGGGAAAACACATAAACGGAGGAACGACAATGAACGAAAAAATTACAAATCAGATAGCAAAGATGAAGGAGCAGACAATCGGAGTTGAGGTTGAGATGAACAACATCACAAGAGAAAAAGCCGCAACGCTTGCAGCAAACTTTTTTGGAACAGGACGCCACGAATACACAGCACGAAGAAACGGCTACGAAACATGGTCGGCTTGGGACGAACAAGGAAGAGAATGGAAATTCCAAAAGGACGTAAGCATCCACGGAATAGACAGTGAAAAATGCGAATTGGTAACACCGATTCTTAAATACGAAGACATCGAAAAGTTACAGGAACTTATCCGAATCCTTCGCAAAGCCGGAGCAAAAAGCGACGCAACGAGAGGATGCGGGGTTCACATTCACATTGGAGCAAATGGACACACAACGCAAAGCCTAAGAAACTTGGCAAACATCATGGCAAGCCACGAAAACCTTTTAGTAGACGCATTGAACCTTGACCGAAGTAGAGTAAACAGATATTGCAGAACGGTTGACCCAAGATTTTTAGAATTGGTAAACCGAAGAAAACCAAGAACCATGTCGGCATTGGCAGACCTTTGGTACAAGAGCCACAATGCAACATACGGAAGAGACCACCATTACAACGACAGCCGATACCACATGCTTAACCTTCACGCAACCTTCACAAAAGGAACGGTTGAGTTCAGACTTTTCGAATTCGAAGCACCTGCAAACGGAAAGAAAAACGGATTACACGCAGGTCAACTTAAAGCATACATTCAACTTTGCCTTGCACTTAGCCAACTTGCAAAGGAAGTAAGGTCGGCAAGCTCAAAACCACAGCAAACAGAGAATCCAAAATACGCAATGAGAACATGGCTTTTAAGACTCGGATTCATTGGGGACGAGTTTAAAACAGCAAGAGACCTTTACACAAAGAGATTAGACGGAGACACAGCTTTCCGAAGAGGCCGAATGGCATAAACAAAACCACGAACACCAACATTGACCGCTACGGCGGTCTTAAGGTGGTAGAAGGGTACACCTTCGGAAAGGACGGAGATAAAATGAAGAAGTATTATTTAGCCTATGGCAGCAACTTGAATGTACGACAGATGAGATTCAGATGCCCAACTGCCAGAATAGTTGGAACAGCAGTAATTGAAGACTACGAACTTTTATTTAAGGGGAGTCGTTCCGGGTCTTACCTAACGATTGAACCAAAGAAGGGGTCAAAAGTTCCTGTCGCAGTTTGGTCAGTCGAAGAGGATGACGAAATTTCATTAGATAGGTACGAGGGTTTTCCAACATTTTATTACAAGAAAGAAATGGAAATTGTAGTAAAAGGAATCAAAACTGGAAGAGAAAGATTAAAAAAAGCATTCGTATACATCATGCATGAAGATAGACCCCTTGGTATCCCTTCTTTGCACTATGTAGATACATGTATTGAGGGATATAAAGTTTTCGGTTTTGACAAAAGTCTTATAATGACAGCAATTATGAAATCAGAAGGTGGATATGAAATTGAAAAATAATAATTTATTTGAGAGTACAGTTTGTCCGAGATGTGGAAAGATTTATAACGGAGTGCCAGCTTTATCGAGAAAGGATAACGAAACAATGATTTGCCCAGATTGCGGCACACGAGAGGCACTTGAAAGCATAGGGGTTTCAAAGGAAGAGCAAGATGCAATACTTGAAACAATACACCAATGCGAACAAAAAGCAATGTAATTAAAATTTTCGAAGAAGACTCCGAAAGGGGTCTTTTTTGTTGTCAAAATTTGGAGGTGGAGAATTGAGAAAACTTAAAAAGTATGTTCCTACCAAGTTTAAAGCCAAAGACTCCATCTATGATAAAGAGGCGGCCGATTTTGTGGTTGCCTTTATTGAACAGTTGAAACATACGAAAGGGGAGTTTTACAATCAACCATTCGAGTTAATTGATTGGCAGGAACAGATTATTCGAGATATTTTTGGAACATTGAAACCGGACGGTTATCGACAATTTACGACGGCTTACATTGAAGTCCCTAAAAAGTGTGGAAAGTCAGAATTGGCGGCGGCAGTTGCATTATATATGTTATGCGCCGATGGAGAGCAAAGAGCCGAAGTATATGGGTGTGCCGCAGACAGGGACCAAGCCTCGCTCGTCTTTGACGTTGCGTGCGACATGGTTCGTCTTTGCCCAGCTCTTCAAAAAAGGTGCGACTTACGGCCAAGTAGGAAGTCAATTAACTTTGGCCCCACAAACAGCGTTTATAAGGCTGTATCAAGTGAGGTTGGAGGAAAGTCGGGAGTTAATATCAGTGCTTTGGTGTTCGATGAATTATGGGTACAGAAAGACAGAAAATTCTTTGAAATGATGACAGTCGGCACATCGGATGCACGTAAAAATCCATTGCACTTCATTATTACTACTGCAGGAAACGATACAAATAGTATTTGTTATGAACTACACCAAAAGGCGGTGGATATCATCGAGGGGAGAAAAGTCGACCCAACATTCTATCCAGTTATCTATGGTGCAGACATGGACGATGACTGGACGGATCCCAAAGTTTGGAAAAAGGCTAATCCGAGTTTAGGCATCACTATTGGTATTGATAAGGTGCAGGCTGCGTGCGATAGTGCCAAGCAGAATCCGGGAGAAGAAAATGCGTTCAGACAACTTCGTTTGAATCAATGGGTAAAGCAAGCAGTTCGTTGGATGCCAATGGATAAATGGGATGCTTGCATATCAAACATAAGAGAAGAAGATCTGGAAGGTCGAGTTTGTTATGGTGGCTTGGACTTATCAAGCACGACTGACCTTACATCTTTTGTTTTGGTGTTTCCACCACAGGATGAGGAAGATAAATACATCATTCTTCCTTATTTTTGGGTTCCGGAAGACACCCTGGATTTGCGAGTCCGAAGAGACCATGTCCCCTATGACATATGGGAAAGAGAAGGACATTTGCAAACCACGGAGGGAAATGTGGTTCATTACGGATACATTGAAAAGTTTATCGAACAACTTGGTGAACGATTTAATATTCGTGAAATTGCATTTGACCGATGGGGAGCTGTTCAGATGGTACAAAACTTAGAGGGTATGGGTTTTACAGTAGTTCCTATGGGACAAGGATTTGCATCAATGTCCCCACCGACAAAAGAACTTATGAAACTTACTCTTGAAAAGAAACTGGCTCACAGTGGACATCCGGTTCTTCGATGGAATATGGATAATATTTTCATAAGGCAAGACCCGGCAGGAAACATTAAGGCAGACAAAGCCAAGTCAACAGAAAAAATCGACGGTGCCATTGCAACAATCATGGCACTAGACAGAGCAATCCGTTGTGGAAACGTAACGAGTGAAAGCGTTTACGACACAAGAGGGTTGCTTGTTTTTTAAGAAATGGAGGATAGAACGATGGGGATTTTAAACGGAATCTTTAAGTCGAGAGACAAACCGACAAACAGAACAGCAGGAAGTGCTTATAGCTTTTTCCTAGGTAATTCTACAAGTGGGAAAAAAGTAAATGAGAGAAGTGCAATGCAAATGACAGCCGTGTATTCGTGTGTCCGCATTTTATCGGAGGCCATAGCAAGCCTTCCACTTCATTTTTATGAATACAAAGAAGATGGCAGCAAAGCAAAAGCCACAGACCATCCTTTGTATTTTTTATTGCATGATGAACCTAATCCGGAAATGTCATCTTACACATTTCGTGAGGTTCTTATGACGCATCTTTTGTTATGGGGAAATGCCTACTCTCAAATCATCCGAAATGGAAAAGGAGAGGTTATAGCACTGTATCCCTTAATGCCAGACCGAATGACAGTAGATCGGGATGACAATGGGAAGATTTATTATCAGTACCTTACTAGTACAGACGATGCAAAAACAATGAAAGGGCAGACTGTTACGCTTGCATCTACAGATGTTCTTCATATTCCCGGATTGGGATTTGACGGACTTGTCGGATACAGTCCTATAGCAATGGCTAAAAATGCAATTGGTATGGCGATAGCTTGCGAGGAATATGGTGCCAAGTTTTTTGCTAATGGTGCTGCACCAAGTGGTGTACTTGAACATCCTGGTACAATCAAAGACCCTACAAAGGTTAGAGAGAGTTGGACGCAGACTTTTGGTGGCAGTTCCAACTCACACAAAGTTGCTGTCCTGGAAGAGGGAATGAAATATACACCTATTTCAATTAGCCCGGAACAAGCACAGTTCCTCGAAACGAGGAAGTTCCAAATTAATGAAATTGCTCGAATTTTCAGAGTTCCGCCTCACATGGTTGGAGACCTTGAGAAGTCGAGCTTTTCTAATATAGAGCAGCAGTCTTTGGAGTTTGTGAAATACACACTTGACCCTTGGGTATCCAGATGGGAGCAAGCGATGGTTCGTTCCTTACTGTCTGCCGAAGACAAAAAGAAGTATTTCATCAAATTCAATGTAGACGGTCTGCTACGAGGTGACTATCAAAGTCGAATGAATGGCTATGCTATCGGTCGACAAAACGGATGGATGAGTGCAAACGATATCCGTGAGTTAGAAAACCTCGATAGAATTCCAACTGAACTCGGTGGAGATTTATATCTCATAAATGGAAACATGACTAGGTTGGAAGATGCAGGCATTTTTGCAAAGAAAGATGAAGGAAAGGAGGAAACCACAAATGAAGACGAAGAAGTTCTGGAATTGGAAGAATCAGACGGAGACGATGGAGAGAACTCTGTTCCTGAACGGAACAATCGCAGAGGAAAGTTGGTTCGATGACGATGTCACTCCTCAACTTTTCAAAGACGAACTGAACGGTGGCAGTGGGGACATTACTGTTTGGATTAACTCACCAGGTGGTGATTGTGTTGCGGCGGCACAGATTTATAACATGCTCCGTGATTACCCAGGTAAGGTCACTGTAAAGGTCGATGGTATTGCTGCATCAGCAGCATCGGTTATAGCGATGGCAGGAGATAAAGTCCTTATGTCACCTGTATCGATGATGATGATTCACAATCCTATGACAATCGCATTCGGGGATTCTGGAGAAATGCAAAAGGCCATTGATATGCTTTCGAGTGTCAAAGACTCAATCATTAATGCCTATGAGTTAAAGACCGGAATGTCTCGAACAAGACTAGCACACCTTATGGATGCAGAAACCTGGATGGATGCTGGAAAGGCTATCGAACTTGGTTTCGCAGACGAAATCGTACAACGCTCTAGTATTGATGATGAAGTCGAACTACCACAGGTGTCAATGCTGTATTCGAAAACAGCTGTCACGAACTCACTTATGGATAAGATTGCAGCAAAATGCAGAATCCAGCAAAAAGAAGTAACAGAAGAAACAAACAAAGTCAAAGCCGATTCGTTGATGAGTCGGCTTAATTTATTAAAAAATTGGAGGTAAGAAACAATGACTATTTTAGAATTAAGAGAAAAAAGAAACAAAGCATGGGAGGCGGCAAAGGCCTTCGTAGAAACAAAACGTGACAAGGATGGTCTGCTTTCCGCAGAGGACGCAGCAACTTACGCAGAAATGGAAAAGAAAGTTCAGAACTACACGGCCGAGATTGAGCGTATGCAGGAAATGGAGGCTATGGAAGCCGAACTCCAGAAGCCAGTAAATACACCAATTACTGCAAAGCCTATGGCAGGAATTAAGCCACAGGATAAAAAGACAGGGCGTGCGTCAGACGAGTATCGTGAGGGTATGTTAAAGGCACTTCGTACCAACTTTAAGCAGGTGTCAAACATCTTACAGGAAGGTGTGGATACAGATGGAGGATACCTTGTTCCGGAAGAATATGATTCACGCTTAATCACTACATTGGAGGAAGAAAATATCATGCGTAAGCTTGGTACAAACATTACTACAAGTGGTGAACACAAAATCAACATTGCGGCAACTAATCCGGCGGCAGCTTGGATTGAAGAGGGAGGAGCATTGGAATTTACTGATGCGAAGTTCTCACAGATTTTATTGGATGCACACAAACTTCATGTTGCAATCAAAGTAACAGAAGAACTTCTCTATGACAATGCATTTGGATTGGAGAACTACATCCTTACACAGTTTGGTAAGGCTCTTGCAAATGCAGAAGAGGATGCATTCTTAAATGGAACTGGAACGGGACAGCCACTTGGACTTTTTGCTACAACTGGCGGTGGAACTAAAGCGGCAGAGGTTGACACTTTGACTGATGAGGACATTGTTAAATTGGTGTACGCTCTTAAGAGACCTTATCGTAAAAATGCTGCGTTCATTATGAATGACCAGACTATTGCAACGATTCGTACATTCAAAGACAAAAACGGTGCTTATATGTGGCAACCATCTTATACGCAGGGAGAACCGGACAGACTTCTTGGTTATCCGGTATATACATCTCCGTTTGCACCTGCAGATAAGATTGCCTTTGGTGATTACAAATACTACAACATCGGTGACAGAGGAACTCGTTCTTTCAAAGAACTCACAGAGTTGTTTGCAGGTAACGGCCTTATCGGTTTTGTGGCAAAAGAACGTGTGGATGGAAAGTTAATCCTTCCAGAAGCTGTTCAAATTCTGACCATCAAAGGAGTAGCCTAGTTAGTATTAGGTAAATATGTAGAACGGTGCTACTGAAATAGTGGCACCGTTCTTTATGAATGTTAGGAGGGTGGTACAGACATGAATGTAGATTTTGACGAAGTGAAACAGTATTTGCGAGTGGATTACGACGATGATGATACATTGATTTTGCACTTGATTTCTAGTGCTGAAAAACTATGTCTTGATGTACTACGCACAGACGACAAAAGCATTCTTGAAAGTGATAGTAATTGCAAAACAGCCATTCTGTACACAGTTGCTTATTTGTACGAGCATAGAGAAGATGCAGACCATCAAAAACTTATGCTTACTTTGAGAGCGTTATTGTTTGGTAGCAGACAGGAGGGGTTCTGATGGATATAGGTTTGCTAAATACGAGAATCACTATTCAAAAGAACTCGGTGGTGTCAGACGCAATAGGTAATCGAACAAATCAATGGTCGGACTATTATTCTTGCTTTGCAACCGTAGGTGGAGAAGGAGGAAGGGAAACAGCTGTCGCAGGACAGAAAGTGGATGATTCCGATATTAGTTTTTCCATTCGTTATTGCCTCAAAGCATCCGTAGTAAACAACACAGAATATCGTGTTGTGTTCCAAGATGAAATTTACAATATTCTCTTTGTCGACCATATGAATTACAAAAAGAAATCGATGAAGTTGAAATGTCAGAAAGCGAGGAGATAAGTGTGGCGAAGACTATTAACATAGGTAACCTAGCCAAAACAGTTATGAAGAGTCTTACTGAGTATGCAGATGTGGTTTCCGAGGAAGTAAAAGATGCAGTCATGGAGGCAGCAGAAAAAACTCAAAAGGAAGTACAGTCAAACGCACCAAAAGACACAGGTGATTATAGTAAGAGTTGGGCTGTTAAAAAAGTTAGTGAATCACCGAACAGTATAAATGTGGTGGTTCATTCAAAAGGCAAATATCAGTTGACGCACTTGTTGGAGTTCGGTCATGCCAAAAGAAATGGTGGTCGTGTTCCAGGGAAAGTTCACATTGCTCCTGCAGAAGAGGCTGGAAGTGAGTTTCTCGTAGCACAGATTGAGAGGTGTCTGAAACGTGGATAAATTAGTTTCATATTTAAACGAAATAGGGTTACCTTTTGCATATGACCATTATGCAGAGGGAGAGGCAGTTGACCCGCCTTTTATATGTTATTTGCTCCCGGCAAGCAATAATTTTGCTGCCGATGGCAAAGTCTACTTTAAGGCAAACGAAGTGCATATTGAACTGTACACCGATAAAAAAGACCCGTCGGTAGAACAGAAAGTAGAAACCGTGTTAGACAGACACGGTATTTTTTATGAGAAATCCGAAGTGTGGATTGAAAGTGAAAAACTATATGAGGTCTTATTTATATTTGATATGGAGGTATAAAAAATGGGAAACAAAGTGAAGTATAATCTGAAAAATGTTCATGCTGCAAAGATGACTGAAAAAGTCGCAGATGGTGTGACAACTTATGAATACGCAACACCGAAAGCAATTCCGGGTGCTGTTAGTATCAGTTTGGATGCAGAGGGAGAGTCTAGTCCATTTTATGCAGATGGCGTTGTATATTTCCGTTCAAACACTAACAATGGTTATAGTGGTGATCTGGAAATGGCATTGATTCCAGAATGGTTCAGAACGGAAATTTTGCAGGAAGTTTTGGATAGCAAAGGTGTTCTTATCGAAAATAGTGCAATTACCGAAAGTGTTCAGTTTGCATTACTTTTCGAGTTTGATGGTGATGTAAATGCAATCCGTCATGTACTTTATAGCTGTTCAGCTTCTCGTCCATCAATCTCTTCTGAGACAAAAGAGGACACAATTGAACCTGGAACAGAGTCTTTGTCAATTACGGCAGACCCACGTTCAGATGGTCTTGTAAAGGCACGTACCGGAGACACTACAGACGACACTGCATATGCAAATTGGTACAAGAGCGTATATATTCCAGATGCAGAAATCGGTTCGTAATTAGAAGGAGGTAGCAAGGGATGATTAAAAGAGAAATCGAAATTTGCGGTAAGAGTGTACCTTTTCGCTCTTCCGCAACCATCCCTCGTTTATACAGAGCAAAGTTTAAACGAGACATTTTTAAGGATTTATCTAAGTTGGAGTCTTCCTTTTCAGGGAAACAGAAAGAGGGAGTAGAACTTCAAATCGATGATTTAGAGATATTTGAAAACGTGGCCTATATTATGGCGTACCATGCAGACAACAGCATTCCTCCAACAATCGAGGAGTGGCTTGACCAGTTTGAGATGTTTTCAATTTATGAAGTGCTGCCACAGATTCTAGAGTTGTGGGGTGACAACATGGTAACGGATGTGACAGCAAAAAAAAGGTTGGCAGAAGTGAGCGGGAAATGACAACGCCACTGTTCCTTCTGCGAAGTGTAGAGATTGGCATTTCGATTCAAGATATGGATTTATTGACGGTAGGGTTGGTAATCGATATGTGGACGGAAAAAGCCAATGATGGCGTGAAATATGCACGAGTAGCAACGCAGGAAGATTTTAATAAGTTTTAGTAGGCACATCCTTGAGGTGTGCCTTTATTTTTACAGGGAGGTGAAAAAGTGGCAAGCAGAATAAAAGGAATTACTGTTGAAATTGGCGGTGATGCAACGGGGCTAGATAAGGCTCTGAAATCAGTTAACTCATCATTATCCAATACACAGTCAGCTTTAAACGATGTTAATCGTCTTTTGAAATTAGACCCTTCCAACACTACATTAGTTGCACAAAAGCAACAGTTACTGACACAAGCAGTCGCAGGTACGAGTGAAAAGTTGGCGGCTCTTGAGGATGCACAGGAACAAGTGACTGCTGCATTCAAAAACGGAGATATCGGACAAGATAAATACATGGCTTTCCAACGAGAAGTAGAGGAAACACGAAAGAAGTTATCTCAGTATAAAAGCGACCTTGCAGGTCTCGACTCCGAACAGACAGGTCTTGCTACAAACCTTTCACGACTACAGAAAATGTTTAATGCAACCGGAACTTCTGTGGATGATTATGCAGATGTTTTGGGTTCAAAACTCACGGGTGCAATTCGAAGTGGAAGTGCCAGTTCCGACCAATTAATGACTGCAATCAATAAGATTGGAAAAACAGCAATTGGTGGAAAGGGAGATATCGGAAAACTCATCACGGAGATTGATAAACTTGACGATGGGGAGTCAATTCGAAAACTAATAGAAGAATTAAGAAAACTCGGTGACACTGCAAATGACACCAAAGATGATTTGGAACAGATTAAACAGGCCACACAAGGAGAGGCACTTGCAGAGGCGGCGGAGGCCATATCAGTTGTCGGAGATAAAATCCAGGAGCTGGGCGATAATGCTGTGGCAGCATACACAGAAATGGAAAATGCAGTAACAAAGGTAAATGCTTATTTCGGAGAAACCGGGGAAGAGGCCGAGAAGTCGGCATCTGTTATTGAGAAAGTGTATGCAGATGGCGTTGGCGAGAGTATGGATAGTGTTGCTAACGCAATCGTAATGGTAAAGAAAAATCTAGGTGATTTAAGTGAGGCAGACTTAACAAACATCACGGAGCAAGCAATCACCCTTGATGAAATATATGGCATTGACATGAACGAAACCCTTCGTGGTGTAAATGCTTTGATGCAACAGTACGGAATGACCGCACAACAAGCAATGGATTATATTGTTGCTGGTACACAGAACGGACTTGATAAAACGAATGAACTAGGAGACAACCTTGCAGAATACGCAGGTAAATTTTCACAAGCGGGATATTCTGCATCTGAGTATTTCCAACTCCTGGACAATGGTCTGAAGAACGGTGCGTATAACTTAGATAAGGTAAATGATGCTATCAATGAAGTTACAACAAGACTTGCAGATGGAACAATAGGAGAGTCCATTGGATCCTATTCAACAAGGACGCAAGAACTGTTTGCATCTTGGCAAAACGGAGGAGCAACACAGAAAGAGGTCATCGATTCAATCGTAGCCGATATTGGGAACTGCACCAATCAACAGGAGGCATTGAACCTTGCGGCACTTGCGTTTGGAACAATGGCCGAGGATGGCAACTTAAAGTTTATTACTTCGTTGACTTCCGTGGGAACTGCTTATGAAGGTGTAACAGGTTCTGCCCAAGGAATGTTTGAGGCAACTACAACTCCAATGCAACAGATGGAGGCAAACACTAGGAAGTTACAACAGTCATTGATTCCTTTAGGGGAAAAGATTACTGAATTAGCAAATACACTTTTGCCACCACTTACGGCAATTTTGTCGAAATTAGGCGAGTGGTTTGGAAAACTGCCAGAGCCGATACAGAACTTTACAATTATTCTTGGAGTTTTGATGGCAATTTTTATTGCACTTGTTCCGGTTATTGCTGCGTTGTCTGTTTCAATCGGTGCTTTGCAGATTTCAATATGGCCGATTATAGCAATCATAGCGGCCGTAGCGGCGGCAATTGCAGCCATTATTGCTATTGTGAAGAACTGGGGTGCAATTACAGAGTGGTTCAGAAATCTGTGGACAAATATCTGTAATGGAATAGGTGTTGCGATTGAAAGTTTGAAGTCCTGGTTTATGGGACTTTGGACACACATTCAAGCTGTATGGAACGGCATCTGCAATGCGATTCAAACTGCGTTTATGCTTATTGGCTCTATTATTCAAGCTGCCTTTCAAATTATTACGTTGCCATATCGTTTAATTTGGGAGAACTGTAAGGATATCGTGTTTGCCGTTTGGGAGGCAATTAAGACGTTCATCACATCTGCCTTCGAGTTTATATCCGGTATTTTCACTACGGTTTGGACGGCAATTTCGACATTTTTTGGTGGCATTTGGGATGCTATTAGTACAAAAGTATCGACTGTTTTGGAGGGTATAAAAGCATTTGTCATTACAGTCTTTACTGCAATAAGTGGTTTTGTGAGTTCAATTTGGAACGGTATTAAAAATGCAATTTCAAGTGTTGTGGACGGTATTAAGACCAAAGTTTCCTCAGTTTTCGAAGGTGTAAAAAGTACAATTTCGTCAGTTTTTAACGGGATTAAGAATACGGCAACATCCGTCTGGAACGGAATCAAGAATGCTATCCTTACTCCAATTGAGGCAGCAAGGGACAAAATTAAAGGCATTGTAGACAAGATTAAAGGGTTCTTCAGTAGCATGAAAATCAGTCTACCAAAGATTAAACTTCCGCATTTTAAGGTTACGGGTAAATTGTCTATTGCACCACCAAGCGTTCCAAAGCTAACAATCGACTGGTACAAAGAAGGTGGTATCATGACTCGTCCTACCGTTTTTGGAATGAACGGAACAAGCCTTATGGCAGGCGGTGAGGCAGGAGCAGAGGCAATTTTACCATTGAAAGGTTTTTACAATCAGTTAGAGAACATTCTAACAAATAGATTAGATATGCGAGGTATGGAACAATACCTAGCAGTCATTGCGGCCAACAGCAGTAAAGGAATTTACTTGGAGGACGGAACTTTGGTTGGACATTTACTTCCAACCATCGATGCACAATTAGGACAAATGCAAAAAATAAATAGGAGGTTGAGTTTATGATTCTAGATGTTTTATTGGACGGAAAATCCATGTATGAAAAAGGATGGATCCGAGAAAATATTGACTTTCCAACACCAAAACCTCAAAGCAATACAATCGTTGTTCCGGGGAGAAATACCCCGATTAGATACACTGAGGCGTTGGGAAGAACCTCTTATCAACCACGAACATTTACTATTAATTTAAGTATGTGTGGAACGAGAGTGAAGTTCAATCAGATGACTCGTGACATCGTGAATGAATATAATGGAAAACTTACGCAGGTAATATGTACCGATAGTCCGGAAGTGTATGCATTAGGAACTTTAGAAATCTCTAATTCATATAATCCGTTATCGCGGAAAGGCCAATTAGTCCTAGCTTGTTCAGATGGGGACTCTTATCTTTATCACGTTGAAGAAACACTATTCAGTATCAACGGTGCAAGTGGGGAATTCGAGTTTCAAAATGATTACATGCCTGTTGTTCCAACGATTATAACAAACGAGGAAGCAACAATTTCGTGGAGTGTTGGAAACGAGCAGTTTCACAAGACAGTAGGTGCAGGAACTTGGGTGTTACCAGAATTAGAGTTTCAACCTGGGATAAACATTGTGAACATAGATAGTGATGGAGAAGTTTCTTTTATCTATAGGGAGGGGAGACTATGAGTTTGTTTCGTATTTATGTGGATGGTGAGCTTTTTTACCATCCATACATTTCAAGACTTGCTGTCACCAAGGCAGAAGTTCAGGAAAATGCAGAAAACATTGACAGTCTTACTCTTGCAGCACCTTATAACCACCCTTATTTAAAAACTATCAAACCAATGGCTAGTACGATTGTTTGTAAAAAGGGAGAGGCAATTGTGTTTGAGGGAAGAGCCTTGGACGATGGTATGGACTTTTATAAGACTCATACCTGGAAATGTGAATCAGCTCTTTCGTATTTTAAAGACAGTTTGCAGCCACCATATTCGTACACGGGGAACATAATAGGTTTACTGGAATACTTCGTTGAGACACACAATCAGCAAGTAGAGGATAAGAAAAAGTTCCGAATCGGAACAGTAAGTGTGGCGGATAACAACGATTATATTTCCTATAGCAATTCTGATTATTCGGTTACGTTGGATGCAATTCGAGATAAGTTGGTAAAAACGCATGGAGGATATCTTCAAGTGCGTTACACCGAAGAAGGTAAAATTCTAGATTACTTGTCAGATTTTACAGCTCATTCCACACAGAGTGTAGAGTTCGGGAAGAATCTTCTTGATGTAAAAATCAATACCGACCACACGGAAAGGTATACGGCATTGATTCCTTTAGGCGGAAAGATTTCTGGAATCGATGACGAAGGAAACGAAATCGAGACCGGAACGAGATTAGATATCTCATCAGTAAACAATGGTGTGAACTATTTAGTAGACGAGAAAGCTGTAGAGGAAATTGGGTGGATATGGGCTATAGCAATATGGGATGATGTCAACCTTGCAGAAAATCTTCTTACTAAAGGTAAGGCAAGAATTATTGAGCTGGCAAAAGGAATAACCAGTATGGAACTAACCATAGTGGATGAATCCGATACAGATGCAAGTATTGGTGATATTAGAGCAAGACAATATGTGTATTGTAAATCCAAACCACACGGCATTGATGGAACTTACCTTTGCCTGGGTAAGACAACAGACTATTTAAATCCATCCGGGAACAAAATTACAATCGGTGCGACCGGTGTAACTCTAACATCATCAAGCATTAAGCAAAGTCAAAATATTAGTTCTTTGGAGCAAGACATTGCTGGAAAAACAGAAGAAATCAAGGAACTTACAAATAAGGTTGGAGAGGTCGATAATCTAAAAGTTAGCGTTCAAGAATGTTACTCGGAGATTGTAAAAACCTCGGAACAAATCACATCAACTGTAAATGAAACTTGTGCAACCAAGAATGAAGTGGAAACTGTACGTTCAGAATTGGAAAGTAATATTGAACAGACAGCAAAAAGTGTAAGAGTTGATATTTCTTCGCTCAATACAAACATGGAAGAACGATTTAATCAAATCAACAAGTATTTCGTGTTTGATATAAATGGACTCACTATCGGGCAGGCAGATAGTCCATATAAGGTAATAGTGGATAACGACAGATTTAGTATGACATTTAATGGCGTAGAAGTTTTGTGGATTGATGCTATTACTGGTGAGATTAATATTCCGAGCCAGGTGGTAACGGAAAAGTCCACTATTCTTTATTACGAGGATACAATGGACGAAATGAGAAGAGTAAACACAAGATATGTAGGAGGTGAGAATTAATGGCATCAGGAAGTTTTGCTGTAGCATCAACAAATAAATATATTTCAGTAACTTTGAATTGGAGTAGCACGCCAAATACTGCGGGTAATTATTCTAATGTTTATTTTGAATTGAGAGCATCTCGTACAAATACAGGATACACCACTTACGGAACAGGATCTGGTACAGTTACTATAAACGGAACTCCAGTTAATTTCTCGATTTCCCCTAGCCAGAAAATGACCTATAATTCGAATACCCTTATAGCTAGTGGTACCGTTACTGTTTATCACAATGACGACGGGGCAAAAACGACTTCGGTTTCGGTTTATGCACATATTCCGACAATTAGTCTTACTTTTGGAACTACAACATCAAACATTACACTAGATACAATTGCAAGAAAATCATCGCCGACATTGAATGGAACTACCTTTACAATCACAAAGGCTAGTTCTAATTTTATGCGTATTTATACAAATAGAAAGGCAACGTTTACTCATAGCATTTACTATTCCTTTAATGGAAGTACTGAAGCACTCATAGCAAGCAATGTGGCAACAAGTTATGATTGGTATTTTCCGGATACGCTTGCAAATAATATACCGAATGCTGCGTCTGGTAGCGGATATATCCGTTTGTATACTTACAATGGTTCTACGAACCTTGGTAGCAACACAGTTTCTTTTACAATGCAAGTAGACAGTACGTTCGTCCCAACGGCAACCATTGAGCTGAGCGATAAGATGGGGTTTGAGGAATATTATGGGAGGTATATACAGAAGCAATCTAAACTCAGTGGTGAAATTGCGGCATCGGGTTGCTATGGCTCAAGCATATCCAAGTATAAAACCACAGTTGAAGGTTATACCTTCGGTTCACAAACCTTTGAAACAGGATATATTTCAAGTAGTGGTACTTTGAAAGTAGAAACTATTGTAACAGACAGCAGAGGACGTACTGCAACGATAGAAGAAGAAATAGAAGTGTATGCATATGAGCCACCAAAGATTTCTGCATTAAAAGCAGTTCGATGCTTAGAGGATGGAACGACTAGCAATTCGGGTGCATTTTTGAAAGTAATATTTGATGTAGAAGTAGTGTCCTTAGACGAACAGAATACCTGTGCTCTTGATTTGGAATTCAAGAAAAAAACAGAAGAAGAATATGGGGATCAAATTGGTTTGTATGAATACATCAATCAATATTCCATCACTGAAGGTTACGCCATATTCCCAGCAGATGTTTCGTCGACGTATGATATTGTACTAACCGTTTCTGATATGTTTCTTGTGAATAGCAAAAAAACAACAGGTGCATCGGAGTCGGTGTTTATGTCGAAACTTTGGAGAGGCCTTGGTGCAGCGTTCGGAAAGTTGGCAGAACTTGAGGGCGTTTTCGATATTGGTTGGAAGACGAGGTTTCATGGTGGCTTTTTGCATATGGTATTGGAAGATAAAAGTGACCTAAACGAACTTTTTATACCAAATAAATATGTTTTGAAAAGTGGATTTTCATACAGTAACGCCCCAGAAGAAAGCATCAATGCAATGCTAGAAATAGAGGGAGATGAGGATTTCTTGGTTCAGACCTTATCGATAGTAGGAAATGGGCGTTCATATAAAAGATATTGTATCGATGGAGTGTGGGAAGAGCAATGGACTAATACGCTCCTTTATCAATACCCAATAGGAAGTATTTACATGAGTACGAGCTCAACTAATCCGGCTAATTCCTTTGGTGGTACGTGGATTGCTTGGGGAAGTGGTAGAGTTCCGGTTGGTGTCAATGCGAGTGATACAGACTTCTCAACTGTTGAAAAAACAGGTGGTTCAAAATCGAGACAGTTAAGTGCTGCTATAGGGTGCGTAAATGGAAGTCCCGCCTCTTTAGGATTTATCTGTGATGGTGTGTCTCAATATCAAGCAGGGCGTGCAGCAACATATGTTTCTACCGGGACACAAACAAGTTACAGCTTTTGGAACCACAGTATTCCTGTAACCGAACACGGAGTCAACAGTAGAAGTACAAATATCCTGCAACCATATATTACATGCTACATGTGGAAAAGAACTGCGTAGAAAGGAGAGAATATGTACGAAATAACAATTCAAGCATATGGAAGTCGAAGGTTGAGTGAAAAACTTCTTCACATAGGCAATATGCAAGAAAACAAAATAACAAAAATCATATTTGAATTGGACGATGACATTGCCGCTCTTGGTGGCAATGTCTATTTATTTATTAGTGTTGATGGACAAACATATCCTTATCGTCTGAAAGATAACGCAATTGAGATAGGTTGTGATATTACGCAGCATCGACGAGTTAAGTCGAATCTTGTTGTGTCTGTTTCTGACCATCCTACAGAAATTAAAAGTATTTTAGATGGTGCTGTTTGGATTTCTGACAATCTCGAATTGTGGGTGGATAAGAATAATATCAATAAGGAAAGTGTAAGCGAGACGGAATTTTTAATGCAGCAAGCGGTAAATGATTTTGAAGACAGTATCCTAGGAGGTGAGTGGTAATGAGACTGGAAGAAAAACTAAAAGCAATTGCAAGTGCAATACGGTCAAAAACAAAAAAAGAAGAAAAACTTGGTCTGGACGATATGCGAAACGGAATCGATGAGGTTTATGAAGTAGGATATAATGCGGGACACACAGATGGCTATATTGAGGGATATGATGTTGGTGTTTTGGGGTCATATAACTTTGATGCCACATCCGTGATTAAAAGAGATGTAAGTGAATTTAACAATGAAACACTAGAGCAGATAGGTGCATATGCTTTCGCAGGGTGTAATAACCTTACAACTGTATCATTACCACGAACTACTCATGTCATGGCACATGCATTCGATTGTTCAAATAGTGAAATAGTGTACGACAATTATGATGGTTATGATACTGAAATAGTGAACCCATCATCAACGCTTGAAAGTTTATATTTACCCAATCTAACAACTGTTGGTGATTTTGCATTTTATTGTTGTTTTAACTTGAAACAATTAGATTTACCTTTACTTAAGGAAATTGGCAAAAAGGCTTTTGGCTGTTGTGGAGTTAGTTCAGTTTATATGCCTCTTGCAGAAAGCATAGGGGATTACGCCTTCGTAGGCATCTACAAAAAATGGGGATATAGCGAAGACGAGGAAATGTATAGAGCTATTCATTATGCTACGAATACACTTCAATCTGTAAACTTTCCTAAAGCAGTTTCGGTAGGAAAAGAAGCCTTTGCATATAACAAAGCACTAACGGATGTTTCTCTTCCAGTTGCAACTATTATAGGAGAGTTAGCTTTTGGCAGTTGTGAGGGGTTGACAAGTATAACATTACCGGTAGCAAAAACACTAGGTAATAATGCATTTAACAACTGCACAAACTTGAAAAATGCTTCGTTACCTTTGGTAGAAAAGGGAGGATATGGCGCTTTTATGATGTGCGAGAAGTTAGAAAGTGTATACCTGCCTAAATTAGTTGAACTCGGTTCATCAGCTTTCTATTATTGCAGTTCACTTACATCGATAGACATTCCAGAAGTAAAGAGTATAGGCTCCTATGCTTTTTATGAATGTTTAAAAATCAAAGAAATGAAGTGTCCAAAACTTGAACAAGTAGATAATTATAGTTTTAGAGATTGTGGAATAGAAAAAGTGGATTTTACAAACTTAAAAACAATTCGAGACTACGGGTTCTACTATTGCAGTAGTCTGAAAGCTCTCATTTTAAGAGGTGAAACAGTTGTAAAGTTATCGTCAACAGGTGCGTTTAATGGCACAAAGATTAAAAATGGATCGGGTTACATTTATGTTCCTCGTTCGCTTTTGTCTTCTTATAAGTCTGCTACAAACTGGTCGACATTTAGTTCACAGTTTAGAGCATTAGAGGATTATACAGCCGATGGAACAATCACAGGAATACTGAACATTAGTTGATGCAGAAAGGGTGAATAGCGTGATTAGAACAGAAAAAGTAATAATTGATGAAGTTGAATTCATCCGTACATATAGTGATGAGAATCGCTATGTTGTACGAGATGGAGAATCCTATGAAGAGGCAATGGATCCTACAATGTATCAAAGAAGTTATACAGAGGGGGATTTAATTGAAATTTACGAGCAACCGGAAAAAAGATTTGATGATAAAACGGTGCTTGGGAAAGGAGAAAAGTAAACATGAAAGAAATCATTAACACAGCACAGTTAGCGATTGCATCGTTAGGTGGTGCAATTGGAGCCGTCCTAGGAGGTTGGGACGGCTTTCTTTATGCCTTGGTTCTGTTTGTAGTGGTTGATTACATTACAGGAATCATGGCGGCATATGTGAAAAAGAAAATTTCTAGTCAAGTAGGATTCCAGGGAATTCTCAAAAAGATAGTGATTTTCTGCTTGGTGGCGGTAGGCTATGTGATTGATGCACACATCATCAAAAACGGAGCTGTAGTTCGAACAGCAGTTATCTTTTTCTATATGTCAAATGAGGGCATTTCTATTTTAGAAAATGCTGCCGTTATTGGTTTGCCAGTACCGGAGAAACTACGAAACGTGTTAGAGCAATTAAAAGACACAGTTAATGGCGAGGACATCTCTTAGGGGATGTCCTTTTTTGAATGGAGGAATGATTATGAATTTAGTAGAATCAATTTTAACAAAAAACCCATGCTATACAGCAGGAAAGAAAATTACAGTAAAAGGACTTATGCTGCACTCGGTAGGATGTCCTCAACCTAAAGCGTCTGCATTCATCAATAGTTGGAATAAGGCAAGTTATGATACGGCTTGCGTACATGCGTTTATTGATGGAAACGATGGAACGGTGTATCAGACACTTCCTTGGAATCACAGAGGATGGCATTGCGGCAAAGGAGCCAACGGATCTGGTAATAACACCCACATCGGTGTGGAAATGTGTGAACCTGCGTGCATTAAATATGTAGGTGGTGCGACATTCACTTGTTCAGATGTTGCAACAGCACAAGCAGTGGCAAAAAGAACCTACGCCTCTGCGGTTGAGTTGTTTGCTTATCTTTGCAAACAGTACAATTTAGACCCAACGGCCGATGGTGTAATCATCAGTCATAGTGAGGGACATAAAAGAGGAATCGCATCAAATCATGGAGACCCAGAACACTTGTGGAATCAACTTGGACTTGGTTATACAATGGCTGGCTTTAGAAATGATGTAAAGGCTACAATGGGTGTAGGAACTACGACAACTACAGAGCAGCTTTATCGTGTTCGAAAAACATGGGCGGATGCGAAAACACAGAAAGGCGCTTATAAGGTATTGAAGAATGCAAAAGCGTGTGCCGATAAGAATCAAGGATATGCAGTCTTTGATGAGAGGGGCACTGTGGTTTACAATCCGTGGGTAACTACAGCAACACCATCAACAACGACACCTGCATTTGCACCTTATAGGGTCAAGGTAGATATTCGAAACTTGAACATTAGAAAAGGTCCGGGAACTAACTATGGAAAGACCGGAAGATATACGGGAATCGGCGTGTTCACAATTGTAGAAGAGGCAAAAGGTGCAGGTGCAACAAAATGGGGTAGACTTAAAAGTGGCGCAGGGTGGATTTCACTCGATTACGCAAAAAAGGTTTAATTTTATCCGACCTTGTGTTATAATAACATTGCTACGCAGTTTAATAGTTCAATCAGAGGGGCATAGTTTTGGTAAAAACGTATGCTTTATTTTCATATCCCTCTGGAGTGAACTGTGTAGCAACAGCTAAAGCTGCGTTTTTCGGTGCGTAGTTTCGGCTACGCACTTTTTAATTTTGAGGAGGGTAAACATGAAAAGAGTTATTTTTTGTTTCTTGTTATTGTTTACCGTGATGTTTGTAGGCTGTGCAAATAAGACAAACGATGAAAACACAAACGAGCGAGTAGAGGGAGTTCCAGATTGTGTGATAAGTAATGTGTCAACAAGTCCTGGTCGATGCGATGCGTATCTCACGGTAATTGCAAATCGCAATAAAATTGATGATAAGGAAGAATTTGCACTAGAAGTTATTAAAATGTGTCAAGAAAATTCATTCAAGACAATGCGTTTTTCGACAGACATAAATGGCTACCCGACAAGTTTAGACATCGATGTGTATTTATGGGAAGATGAGCGGCTTGAGACGGATCCGGTTATGAATATACGTTTTAAGTCGAGTGATACATCACAGAATTATAATATTCTAGATAACGCAGAGCAATTCCAATTGTTTATAGACGGACAATTAATTGAATAATGATAAGTAATAAGCCTATAGGATGATTTCCTATGGGCTTATTTTTTTTGCGAAAATTTCGGACAAACAAAACCAAATTCCCTTTTAAACAAATGAAAATAAAAAAATTAACAAAAAGGGCAATTTTTCGAACTCAAATGTCCTTAAGAGAGTAGAGGAGGTGTTGTCATGACTGAGAGAGAAAAAAATCAAATCAAGGAATTAAGAGCCCAAGGCCTAGGATACAAGAAAATTGCAGAGCGTTTAGGTGTGTCAGAGAACACCATAAAAACCTTTTGTAAGAGAAACGGGTTCGGTGGTGTTATGGGAAGTCCTAGTACTAAGAAAACAGATGTGTGTTTGTATTGCGGTGCCGCAATTAAGCAAACACCCGGAAAAAAGAAAAAGAAGTTCTGCTCCGACAAATGCAGATGGGCTTGGTGGAATCAAAACCTGGATAAGGTAAAAAGAAAAGCAATTTATACCTTTGAGTGTCCCAATTGCAAAAAGCAGTTTACTGCTTACGGAAATGCTAAACGAAAGTACTGCTCGCATCAATGCTATATAGAATCAAGATTTGGAGGTGAAAAAGCATGAGTTTACCAGTAGGAGAAAAGTACACATTAACCATTAAAGAGGCTGCCGCATACTTCAACATTGGACTTAAAAAAATGCGTAGATTGGCAGAAGACAATATTGGAAATTTCGCAGTTTACAGTGGCAATCGTTATCTAATTATTCGTAAGAAATTCGAGAAGTTTATCGAAGAATCATCGGCTGTATAAAGTTTGTTTTATTTGCCATTCGTAGTTGACTTTTGAGGGCGTAAGAGTGATATATGTTATACCCAAAAGAAAGGAGTGAAACAGATGGGAAATCAAACAAAAACATTGCCTTTGGGCGAGAGATACCTGCTTACTGTTCGTGAGGCAGCAGAGTACTTTAATATTGGGTTGAAGAATATGAGAAGAATTGCAGAAAACAACGACGGAAACTTCACTGTGAGACTTACAGGAAGAACAATGATTAATCGACCACAATTTGAAAAATATATTCTTCAGCAAAGTTCTAAGGTGATAACAATAGAAGAATGGGAGGAGGGAGAGGAATGAAACCACAACTTGGAGAGAAAGATTTATTAACACCGGAAGAAACAGTAGAGTATTTTGGCTTTAGTAAAGCTCGATGGTATAAGTTCTTAAATTCACCATGCAGTAAAGATTTCGTTGTAAAGTATCGTGAACGCAGATTGATTTTGAGAGTTCAATTTGAAAAGTACCTAAATCAAAATAAAAACATAAAGGAGGAATTAACAAATGTCAGAAAAGGGCGGCCAAAGAAGAGACTCGAAGCATAGAGTTTTGCGTAGAGGAGAGTCAATTCGATATGATGGAAAGTACCAATTTAAATATCACATTAATGGAAAACCACACTTTGTGTATAGTTGGAGACTAGAACCAACTGACAAAACACCAATGGGTAAAAAGCCTGGGCCATCATTACGAGAATTGGAAAAACAGATAGGATTCGACAGAGAAACCTTAAGCGACCCA